ATCTGGCCCAGCACCGCCTTCGGATCGAATCCGCTCTCGCAAGCGCTCAGCGATATCGCGAGCGCTCCCGCCGCGAGCAACCTGACTGCGTTCATCGGCAATCTCGGCAATGACATCGGTCGTCTCCGCTTCGGCTTCGGATGCGGCGCTCTTGCGAATGGCGTCGTCGCGCTCCCCGTCCTGCCGTTTCGTCCGAAGCGCCGAAAGCAGCGGAGAGAGGAGCGCGGTGAGAAGCGGCGCCACAAACTGGGCGACGCTCCTCAACCACGCCGGGAGGGCGATCATCAGACCTTGCGTTCGTTCTTGGCGTTGCCGAAGTTCGCCGCGAGAATGTTGAGCACGGTGCGCAGCATGTCCCACGCGCCGCCGGTCTGGCCCTGCGGCAGGATCGCCATGGCGAGGCCGATGAGCCAGGCAATCGCCGCCGGCGTGCTGACATAGGCCCAGACATTGGCGAACCAGCCGGAGTCGGCGAGGCCGGCCGGCGCTTCATTCGCCAGCGCGGCGAAAGGCGAGACAATCGAGAGCGTGAATAGGAGCGCAAGATAGCCGGCCATGCGGCGCAGCCGCGGCGCGGGGCGGGCGCGCAGCATGGGGATGTAGCGCGTGAGCTCGGCGACGACGAAAAGCGCCAGCGCCAGAACGAGCAGCGCCGTAACGAGAGACATAAGCATCAGGGAATATCCTTCTTTGGTTATGCGTCCGCCGGCGCTCATCGAACGCCGGCGCGCAAGGGTTTGACGTTTCGAGCTTGGCGCGGGCGCTTAGACCGCCGCGCCGTCGACCGACGCTTCGCCGGACGTCTCGGCTTCAGCCGCAGCCGCAGCCTCAGCCGGCTTGTCGAGATCCATGCTGTCGGCATAGGCGTTCATCTCGCCGAGCAGCGCCTGCAGGCCTTCGCTGACCGGCGGGGCGACGGTCGTCGCGGGCGCGGCGGCCGCGGCCGCGAGGTCTTCCTGGAACTTGCGCTCGAGCGCTTCGGTCTTCACGCGGATGAATTCGGCGGTCTCGCTCTTGATGCGCACGAATGCGGCGCGCAGATCGTCGTCGATGGCCATTGTCTTGCTCCTGGGGGATTTGCCGCAGAGGCCGCCGCGGCGCGGATCGTCTCCGGGCCCATCGCCGGAGAGAATTTCGGTTGGACGCCGCCGGTCAGCGCCGCTCATTGACCATACGTCCGACGAGAGCGGCGGGAACCGCATTGCCGCGACGCCAGTCCATCGATGCGCCGACAAGCGATTGCTGGCCCATGCCAGCCGGGCCGCAGGCGGAAAGCGTCGCTGCGCCGAAGATGAGTGCTAGAATGGTCGCCGCGAAGATCAGCGCGCGCATCACAGCGTCTCCATAAACAGCACGGCGAGCGCGCATAGGAACAGCAGGCCGATAAATCCGAGCGCTATTTCCAGCATCAGCGGCGACACACGGCGATGACGGCGACGGCGAATAAAACGAGTGCAGAAAGCGCCACGCAGACGAATTCGATAATGATCATTTGCGCCTCCTAAAGCCGCAGAATCCAGACGAGGCCACAGACGACCATGACGCCGACGAGCGCCGTGCAGAGCGCGGCGACTCTGCGGGCGATCGTCTCAGGCGCGGGCATTGCGAAGCTTCTCGATTGCGACGCTGACAAGCGCGAGGATAACGCCGAGCGGCGCGCCGAGCGCGACGGCGCTGGCGTCATAGAGCGCTCGGCGGATCATCGGAGCCGCGCAAACTGGAAATGCATGCCGTCGCAGGCGCGCTCGTCGAGACTGTCGCCGTCGCCGTCCCAGTCGCCGCCCCAGACGCCGCCGAGCGCGAGGAAAGGCTTCACCACCTGCTCGCGCAGCGTCGCGAAATGCGGCGTGCGGTCATATTGGCCGTTGCGCGGGGCATCGAAATCCACGGCGCACCCGTAGGAGTGCATAGAGAGCGCCGAGCCGCCGCGCATGACGCGGTAGTTGTAGGCGCCGGCATAATTATCCATGCCCCAGTCTTTGATGACCTTGCGGTCCCTGCCGGCGTTCGCCCACACCGCTTCGAGCCATGTCATGAACGGGTCGTAGCACTTCTTGTGAACGCGCATCTTCGCCGGCTTGCCGACAAAGAAGATCGGGAACGGCGGGACGAGCAGCGTGAGGCTCTTGACCTCCCAAGATGCGTTCGCCTGGCCGTTGCGCCCGCGAGGGTCGCCGTAAAAAGTCGCGCAGTCGCGTTGAAGCGGCCAATTCATTGGCGCATCTCCTTTGTGGTTCGAAGGCGTTTGGTTGGGGGAGTCAGCTCAGCGCAACAGCGCGTCGAGCAGCGTCGCCGCGAAGAACATCGCCGCCATAAGTCCGAGCGTCATCAAGGCAAGGCGTATCCGAACCATCCCCTCGATGAGGCTCAGCGGTTTGCCTTGACCCAGTCGGCGGCAACCCCAAGACCGACGCCGAGCAGAGCAGTCACGACGACCAGCATCAGCCCCATGTCGGTTCCGGGGCCCAGGAGGGCCAGAGCAGCAAACGCAAGGCAGCCCATCGCCACGTTCATCGCCATTTTCCTTACCCTCCGAAGATGACAAGAGCGGTTTTGACGTAGAAGAACAGCACGCCGATGCTCACGGCGCCGAAAACGAGCTTGAAAGCCAGATCAAGTTCATCTGGCGTCATTCTTCCGACCAATGTTTCCCATAACGCCCGGAGTCGCCATCGCGATTGACCATGAACCGCCAGCGAACGAAGCGCACAAGCATGCGCAGCGACGCGCACAGACCGATCGCGGCGAGCGCATAGATGATCATGGGAGCCGCCTCAGTTCGATCAGGAAACGCGCCAGAGTCATGACGACGGCGACCCAGAACAGCGCCCGGAACAGAGGCGCGCGCATGTCACAGGCTCGCGCAGAAACGTCAGGACCGATTGACGAACAACCAGATGAAGAGATCAGGCGCGAGCCAAGATGCGAGGGCGAGCGCCGCGATGGCGCCGGCGACGATGATGAGAGCCGCTTTCATTTGGAAGTCCTCTCAGTTGAATCGCGTCACGCGTGCTGCGGGGCATTGTCATTTCGCAGCCTGCTTTGGTTTAATCTGGGTATTGATTTTCTCGACGATCGCCGCAGCCTCTATTCGACTGCGCTCAGCCTGCAGTAGCAGTTGCAACTCTCCGAGCGTCAATGTCACAGGCTGGTTGGGATCTGGAGGGAGCGGCTTCTGCTCTTCCGCCAATGCTGGCATGCATGACGCTATTATAGCGAGCGCGATTATTGCTGGACGCATCATTGCTCCTACGGTTCAATCGCGATTTGCTGTGCCGCCCCTGTCGCGAACAATATTGAGCAGCGCGTTTTTCCGGCCCCGTTGTCGTCGCAGTAGAGTCGCGCGCCATTGGCCGCTGGGGCGGCAGGGGGCGTCATTTCAGCAACATCAAAATAGTTGCCCAAAAAAATGTTACGCAGCGGAAGGGCCGCGCTCCCGACGTCATATGACGATGCTGCGCCAGGCAGCATGTGACCAAGATTGGTAATCTCCCATCTCTTCGTGCCATTTGAGACGGCATTGGTCGAAGCCGTGTAAAGCGATATGCCAGTCGAAGCGGTGAGGGACGCCGTCCCCCCGCCGATAAAAATATCGTTGTTTGTGCTTGAATTTGATCCAAATATTAGCGCGGTTGGATTGGTCGCGTTGGTATAGTGAGCGACTGAAATGATACCCGTCTTTGTCGTAGCATCAGATAGTGTGTTGCTTAGTTTCACATATGTCGACAGCACATTGAGAGTATTTAATGATGCGAATAACGACGCGTCTCGCGCGTCGGCGCTGCTCAGCCAACGAATTTCCATTGGCCGCGCCAACTCAACCGCCACGCCACCGCCGCTCTCTCCTTGAGAGGTGTCGAGAGAATAGGGATTCGCATAAACTATTATTCCTTTTTTAAATTTAGTTCCGGTTGCCGCAGATGCGCCGATATATAGAGCCGCGGTAATGTTGTGCGTCGCTATGGAGGAGAAAACGCCTGGCGACAGTCCAAGAGAATAGGCCGTGTTTCCGACGACGCCGCCATATGGCGTTGTGTTGGCCGTCTCCACCAATGATCCGACGTCGAGTTGATTTAGCGTGATGCCGGTTGCTACGGCCTGAACGCCTTGTCCGCAAATCGGACAAGCAATGGCGCCGCCTAGGGCGTCGTCGTTAACGGCGAGGCCGGTTACGCCCTGAGACCCTCCGGATGGGCTACCGGGAACCCACGTCCTGAAATCACTGGTGCGAGAAGCGCCGGTAACCGCAAGGCCGCCGATCGCGGAAGTCGCAGATAATTGGGATATAGCATTCCAGTTCGGAATATATGTATCTGTCCAAATAGCGGAGGTGTCAGGGCGATCGCCGCTTGTCAGCGCGGACGCGCCGACGAGAATTCTGTTAAATCGAGAAACCTTGCCACTGGCGGAATTTCCAAAAAAATTCGTTTGATGAAACTTTTCTGCGGAACCTATGACTGTTGTTGCGTCCGTCCACGGCTGATTGGTGGGTAGGCGGGCGATATCAAGCGTGCCTGAAAGATCGGCGGCCGGAATCGTGCTCGACGCGGTTGGATCACCGCCGACGCCATTGGCCTTGACATAGCCGGTCAGCGGCAAGCGCGGAACGACGGTGAATATCTTCTGCGCCGCAAAGGTGCTTGCGGTGTCATTGCGCGTGACGATGCCAGGAAGGCGCGCGGCGTTGAGCGTGCCACTCGTCAGAAGGCTAGCGTCGGTTGTGCCGGCAGCGACCTCACAGGTCGCTGGGCTCGCGCCATTCGCCTTCCAGAAGCAATTGGAGTTCGTCGACAGGATCGGGATGAAACTGTCGGCGACGTCCTGGAATGAATTATTGACGTCAGGCGCGGTGACGAGCTTCTTGCCGTTCGCCGGGAATTTCGACGCGCTCTCCGCCTTGATCGTCCCCGGCGTCTTCTGCGCGGCGAGGACCGGCGCGGAGAGAGCAACCGCAAGAATAGCGAGCGCGACGGAGGCGGAACGGACAATCTGTTTCAGCATATGGATTTCCTTGCGGAGCGTTTTTCGTGGATGGCCGGGACAAGCCCGGCCATGACGTAGGGAAGAGTTGGGCGAGACCGCCCTACATCATGAAGGAGAAGCGCAGGCCGGTGGCGCCGCCATACCAGGTGGTCGTGGTGACGCCGGCGCCGTTCTCGAGCAGCTGCACGAAGTGCTTGCCGAACACATTGCCGGCAAGCCGCGCGGTCATTCCGATCTTGAAGCTGGCCCCGCCGCAGGTGACAAGGCCGGTCTGCCCGCTCGGGCTGCTGGTGGAATCGAGGCCGACGCCGGACTCGCCGTCGCCGGACGCGCCGTTCTGGCCAAGCGCCGTCGACCCTTCGGCATTAAAGAAATCTTCCGAAGCGCCGGAAACGAAGGTCGCGCGATTCGCGTTGGAATTGTTGGCAGCGCGCCAGGCGTTCGTGCTGTAGTCCCATGACGCCGTGGAATCGACGGTGAGCGAGTCGATCCGCACGCGATTGTAGGCGTTCCAGACGCCGAGGATCGCGGCGCCGCCGCCCGCAGCCGAGGAGCCAAGCACCCAGTTGAATTTGCTCGCGCCGTCCGACATCACCGTTCCGACCCATGTGCCGCGCCCGGCGGCGGGCCCGTTGGTGATCGCCGAATTGTTCGTCCAGATCCCGCCGTTGCGGGTCAGCGTGTAGCCGCGCGTCGTGTCATTCGTCCATGCGGGCCCGCGCGAGACGCGCAGCGTGCCGGCATCGTCCCAGACGAAGACGTCATAGACCTTGTCGGCCGCGACGGCCGCCGGGCTCTTGGTCGCGTCGGTCGCCGCCTGCGACAACTCGGCGAAGGCCTTGTAGACGATCTTGACGCTATCCCAGAGCGGGATGCGGTCGCCGAGATAGGGCGTGTAGTAGAGCGTTCCGGCGGCGGAGACTGTCGCGTTCATCGCCGGAACGCCGGTCGCCAGCGTCAGCCGTCCCTGCGGCAGGCAGAGCGGCAGTTCCGATTGCGTCAGATCGTTGTAGGAGCCGGAGACGGCGACCGCATGCAGGCCCAGCGCGGTGCGCTGCTCCTCATCGTCTTCCGCCGTCAGCAGCGTGCGGCCGGCGGCGGTCGAATCAGAAATATCAGCGGCGAGCAGAACGTCGTTGCGGATCTTCCGCCACGCGCCGTCGAGAAAGACGGCGAGATCATTGACGCGCCAGCCCGACTTGCCGTCGAGCGTCGTCGCGCCCGCCGTGCCGACGCGGAACACATAGCCGTTTGTGCCGACGCCGGAGGCGAGCGTTGGACTGTTGCTCGAGGCGTTCCAGGTCCCGGCCGGAAACAGCGCCCCCTCGGCCGAGACGACGCCGGGCACGAGGATCTCCCAGTCGCCGTCGACGCCTGGCGTCGCATCGGTCTGGACATTGGCGACCCACAACCCGCCGCCGAAGGTGACGACCGCGCCCTGCGGATAAGCGCCGGCGACCCATGCGCCATAGGGCCTCAGACCCCATGCGTCCTTATTCGACGGGTCGTCGATCGCGATAACGATGTTGCCTGGCATGGGCTACTTTTTCCGTCCGAAGATGTGGATCTTGCCAGCAGCGATATTGCCGCTGCTCATCTGAAATCTGACGCCGGTGATGGCGCCGACTCCGCCGGTCCACTCGCCGACAAACTGGATATTGTTCACGGCGCCGGGCGCGCTATTGATTGCTCGGCCCCAGATCTTCTTATGCCCGCCGCCGTTCACGCCGTTGATGCGCAGGCTGCCGGACAGGCCCTTGTTCGCCGCATTCGAAACGCGATTGCCGCCGCCGGATAGTTGGATGTGAGTCGTCGACGACGCAAAGGCGTAGGAACTGTCGAGAATGCCCGCGCCAGCGACATAATCCGCTGTCTGAAACGCGCCCCCGGAATGAACCTGCATCTGGAAATCGACATTGTTCGTCGCCGCCAGAATGTTCTCGAAGACGATCTCATATTCATCATAGTCGGCGATGAAATTCGTCGTGTCGGACAGGCTCGGCGAGTCCGAAGCGACCAGCGTCGCGAGCCACACCCAATTGCCGATCGCGGCCTGCGCCTTTGGAACCTGCGTCGCGGTCGCCAGCGGCCCGAGGCCGAGCGTCGCGCGCGCCTCGGCGGCGTCCTCGGATTCAATCAGCGACTGGCCGAAGATGGTGATGCCGAGCTGGTCAGAAATGACAGGGATTTCGTTTGGGACTTTGCGCCAGACGCCGTCGAGAAAGATCGCGAGATCGTTGATCCGCCACTCGACGATGCCGCCAAGCGGCGTCGCGCCCGCCACTGCGACGCGGAGCACATAGCCTTCCAGCCCCGCGCCAGATGCGGCGAGCGGCGGCGAATTGATCGCGGCGTTCCAGACGCCGACCGGAACCAATGTCCCGCTGGTCGCGACAATATCCTGCAGGAGCCGGATCCAGCTCCCGTCGACGCCGGGGGTTGCATCCGTCTTAGAGAGGGCGATCCAGAGCGCGCTCGCGAAACTGACGACAGAGCCGGACGGATAGTCGCCGGCGACCCATGGCGCATAGGCTCTCGAACCCCAGGAGTCGCGATTGGCGGGGTCAGCGAGCGGGAAGACGATGTCGGTCGGAAGCATGACCGCGCGTCAGTGTTCTTTGGCGAGTTCGACGAGGGCTTTGGCGACGTCCGCATCAAGCGGCGGCCACAGCGCGTCATCGGAAATGTCCCGCGTATCCATTTCCTTTGCGTCGCCGAGACGCTTGGCGGCAGCGATCATCGCGCGCTCCCACAGTCCGGCCGCGACAAGCGTGCCGAGATGCGCTTCCTGCGTTTTTGATCTCTCGCCCGACGCAGCGAGGAGCGCAAGATAACCGTAAAGCGAGAGCCGGCGGCCCGAGTCGGCATAGGCGGTGCACACGCGCCGCAGGCGCTCGGCGCGGATCTCCATCAGCCAGACGTCGCGCGGCTTCGGCGGCGGCTCGAACGGATCGATCGGCCCGAATTCACCAGCCATCGCGCGAGCGAAGGCGTCGCTACCCTCCTTCACGGTCGCGGGGTGCGAACCGTCGACGCCGGGAATGAACACATGGAGGTCGATCAAGGTCTTCGCGGCGTCGCCGAAACGCGGCGCGCGGGAAATATCTACGCGAACCATGAGAGCCTCACGCGATGCGGCGCCAGCGGAATTCCCAGACCGTCACGAATCCCTCATTGCTGCCCCACGACGTTTCGTCGAGCCGCCATGTGCCGGTGAGGTTTGCGCCATTCCAATAGCCATTGTCGGCGGTCTGGCTGCGCTTGAACTGGCTCGCCGTGACGCCGGGAACCGCGCCGGCGTCGAGCTGTGCGCCTGAAGCCGTCATGCCGATGTAATAGCCATGGCTGAAGGGCGTGGCGCCAAGCGCGCCGCCCGCGCCGGTCGTCACATATTGACCGACCTCCGTGCCATATCTGAAGGAGGGAATGCTGGCGATGAGCGGACTGTTCGGCGTGCCGTCGCCGGTGATCGTGTTGCCGTCGGTCTTGACGCCGTAGTTCGTGTTGAGGATGCGGAACTGCGCCCCGTCGTATTGAGCGCAGATCAATCGGCCGGTCTTGACGTCGCCGGCCTGCAAGGCGCTGTTGTCGCCGCGCTTCAGATTCTTGACGACCGAGCCGCCGCCGTCGAGCATGATCTCGATCGTCGCCGGCCCCGGCGAGTCATTGGTCGGCACGAAGAAGATCATGAAGCCCGTCGAGACCGACGTGGCGACGGGCGAGGGCGTCATCTTCGGCGCGTTGGCGACGCCGACGTCGACGCCGAAATGCACGAGCGAGGCGTCGCTCGGCCCGCCGCCGGGCGCCGGCAGCAGCGCGAGAATCGCCTGCCTGACCTGGGTGAGATCGCCGCCGGACGGCGTCAGGCCGGCATAGGTGATCAGGTCGAGCAGCTCCGCCTGCAGATGATTGAAAAATTTCGCCGGCGGAATCGAGCCGTCGACGCCATGCGCGGCGTCGAGATCGACATAGGGCGCGTCCGGAACGCTCGGCTGATCATACGGCTGAATATACTTCAATTTTTATCTCCGTTCGATCAGGAGAAGGGCGGCGGCGGATCGCCGGTGTAGACGTAGTGGAAGCGGATCTGCGTATGCGCCGGCTTCCATTTGTTGAGCAGGCATTCGAGGTCCTTGGCGCGGCCGAAGGTGCCGAGCGGATCCTTGCCGCAGCGCGAGCCGCCAGCGCGAAACCAGATGATCTCTGACGAAGGGATGAAGACTTCCCAGAAGACCTCGTTATTGGGCCCGCCGATCTGCGTATGCCCGCAGCGCCCCTCGCCGCAGCGAAAGACGACGAATTCCTTGATCTCGATTTCATAGCCGAGCGTCAGCGCGAGGCATTTGAAATAGGCCGCCGACTGTCCGCCCTGCGCCGCGACCTTCATGCGCAGCAGCAGTTTGCGCCGGTCCACGGTCTGCGGAACATCGGCGATGCACGGCTCCGGCAGGCCGAATTCATGCTCCCAATCGGCGAGCGACTCATTCGCCGGATCTTCCGGGCCGATCAGCGTCGCTGCGGTCGAATTGAGCGCGACCTTCCACAGCTTGGCGTAATAGTCGCGCAGCGGATCGGCGAGCGCGCGCCAGAAGCGATGCTGGAACGAGTCGTGATGGCCGTCGGCCATCTCGTCCGTGCGCCAGGCGGGCCCGCGCGGCGTCTGCGCGATGATCGACGGCAGCAGCGCGTCGCCGGTCGGATCGGAGAGCGCATCCGAGATCGGCGTCGGCGCGCCGGGCGGCGCGGGACAGGTCATTTTTTGCTCATTCGCTCTGGGCGAGCCCAACCGCTCATGAGGGCGCGCGCCTTAAAACCCGAAGTCGATCTCGCCGAGGATCGGCAGGTCGCCGGCCTCGAAAACTCTGTCTTCCTTCGGCGTGATCATGCGGTGGCGCTGATAGCCGGGCGCCCTTGCAATGGCCTCGTCGATCCAGGCGACCGGCAGGCTGAACTGATTTTCGGCGGTGACGACCGGCACGCGCTCGTAGAACATCTTCTTCAGATTGTCCTGAATCGCGGCGCGCAGATAGGACGTGTCGCCGGCAAGGCCGCCGATCGAGATGAAGACCGGCACGGGGCGCGGCGCAACAACATAGACCCGCGCCGTCACCGGCCTTGCGTTGGTCGGCGAGCCGTCGGGCGCGGCCTCAAAACGCTGCGCGACCGCAAGGAGATCATAGGCGTTCGGCACGCCGTTGAGCCGCGTCTTGTCGAACAGCGGATAGACGGTGAGCGCCGCCGCGACGGCGTTGGCGTTGGTCGTCTTGAACGGCGAGACGAAGACGCGCGTCACGCCGGCGACTTCGAGCGCCCATTGCTCATAGTCAGATCGCGAGCCGCCATGCGGCGGTTCGCGCTTGCGCTTGAGCACGCGGGCGCGCAGCTCGTCGTCGGATTCGATGTCGGCGCCGCCTCCGAAACCGTCAGGCCCGACATTGGCGTTCGCCGGCAGGCCTGGATAGGCGGCGTCGGCGGGGATCTCGAGCGGCGTTCCCGGCAGCAGATTGCCGCTCGCGCCGGGCTCGACAGCGCGCACTTCGACGCTCGTCAGCCCATTGGCGTCCGGAACCGCCGGCGCGAGGAACATGATCACGGCGCCATTGGGGGCGATGACATGAAACTCCGCCGGGATCGTCGCGGCGGGCAGCGTCTGCTGAAAGCTGATCAGCCCCTGCGCCGGCGCGGCGGCCTTGCGCGAGATGCCATATTCGAAGGCGTGCCGATATTCGAGATGCTCGGCGTCGGCAGAGGAGGCGAAGATCTGACGATAGAGATAATGCGCGCGCTCATAGGCGGAGCCGAGCGACAGCGCGAAGCTGCGGCCGACGACCGAGATGTTATTGGGCTCGATCCACGCATCCGTTCCCGGCATGAAGGCGCGCGCGGAGTCGCGCCAGCGCGTCCAGATGTCTCTCAGCGACGGCGTGGTGAAGGGCATGTCGCCTCTTTAAGCTTGCAGCGGCTCAGGCTTGCAGCGGACGCGCGACGCCGAGCGAGGCCTTCCAGAGCAGCGCGAAATTGACGCTCGCCGCGCGCTGGCCGGATTCGCGAAAGCCGTCGACGGTCATCTCCAGCCGGCCGAGTTCGTAATTCGGCGTCGCCGCGATCTTGAATTCGGCGACGGCGTTCTGATCGATCAGCGTCTGCAGCGCCTCATGCGCGAAGACGATCGAGAGATCGGCGATCTCCTGCGTCAGCTCGCGGCGGCGCAGCTGCCAGAGGCGGGAGCCGAGCGGCGCGAGGTCTGGATCGATCGCGTCTCCCGCCCAGCCGCGCGGGTCGCCGGAGCCGTCCGGAATGAAATCATTCGTCTCGGCGCGGCGGTCCGACATCAGGCAGAGCAGAATGGCGGTATGCAGCGGCGCCCGCGCGCGCAGGCCGCCGGATGGATTGACCGGCGCGCCGCCAAAGTCGTCGGAGAAATCATTCGAGAAGTCGCCGGCGGTCGCCTTCTCCGGCGCCCAATCGCCGACGAAGCCGTCCCAGACCGTGTCCCAGAGATAGTTCGGCTCGGCCTTGATGCGCTCGACGATGTTGAGAGAGACGCTCATCTTTGCTCACTCGCTCTGCGCCAGCGCAACCGCTCGTGAGAGCCGGTCACTTCTTCGCATAGACGTTCGACGAATAGACGCCGCCTTCGAGCGCGACGCGGGCGCAGTCGCTCCCGTCAGAAGAGCCGAGATAGACCTTGCCTTCGGAGGCGACGAACACATCGCCCTTGGCGGTGATCTTCACCTTGCCCTTCTTCGTCTCGACGGTGACGTCTTTTTCCTTCACCGTGACGGAGAAGCCGCCCTTTTCGACGGTCGTCGCATGATCGCCCTTGGCGACCGCCGTTGCGACGCCATCGTCGGCGAGCGCGCCGACCGAATTGCCGGCCTTGTCGTAAAGCTTCGACTGGCCTTCCTTCAGCTTCGTCGGGCGGTGATCGTCATGCTCGCCGCCGAAAAACACCGAGCGGTTGCGCTCGCCGCCGAGCGAGCCGACGACGCCGGTCGAGCCTTTCGGCGGATGAGAGGAGAAGCCGAACGGCTGCGGCCGATAGACCTCCGAATGCTTCTCGCCGGCGAGGCCGTGATGCGTGACGGTCTGCTGCTTGCCTTCGTCGTCGACCTCGAGCAGCTCGGCGAGCGCGAATTGCGGATGATAGCCGCGGGGCGGACGCATTAAGAACTCCAGCGGTGAGGCGGTGCGCGCAGCCCGAAGACTGCGCGCGTGAGGATCAATCGGCTTGCGTGAAGTCGAGATAGTATTCCTTGCCGACTTCGAAGCACTCGACCGCGGCGGCGCTGACGATGCTCAATTCAAGCTTCCCGCCCGGCGAAGCCTGCCAGAACTTCGTGTTTTCGTGATTGGGATCGCCATTTCCATAAACCGGCGACATGACGACCGTGCGCGCTGGCGTCGGATAGGTCTGTTTTGCGTCAGGATCATAAACATGCGTGATCAGGTGAGTGATCTGGTCACAGCGAAACTTCGCTCGGACAGTTGATTGCATCTGCCTTCTCCTTTTTTGCCCGGAAACCGCCGGACGCGGATTTGCGTTACTCCAGCCCCGTATCCCATGCGGCGTTCGACTTGCCCTTGCCGTCCTTGCCGCCGAGCGCCTGCGGATCGACGAGCGACAGCGTCGTCACCGTGCCTTCCGAGTCGTTCTGCAGGAATCGCAGATGGCGGATCGCCATCACCTGCGAAATCTTCAAGCGTTTCGATTCGACGAAGACCAGCTTCTCCGGATCCCACAGATCGCCGTTCGAATCGCGCCAGCCCCTGACTTTGATCGTCGCCGTCGTCGCCCAGCCGGCCGCCCGGGCCACCTGCCATTTGGCGCGCTCCTTCAGGCGCTCGTCGTCGGTCTCGCCCTCGGCGAGAACGATCATCGGGCGATGCCGCTCGACGGTCTTGTCGCGCGAGACATATTCGAGCCGATGTGCCTTCTCGCCGGAGCCGAGCCGCTTCTGGCCGCGGGCGATGACGCGGTCGTGCTTGCCGCGCTCGGAGAGCTGCGCCGCCGCCTGGATGATGTTGACGCCTTCCTGAATGGCGCCGCCGTGCATGCCGAATTTGTCGGCCTTGGTGAGCTTCAGCCCACCGTCGGCCAGGCCGACGATCAGCGCGCCTTCCTGACGCGCAAGCGCTTCCAGTTCCTCGAAAACCGTCGAGCCCGGCGCGAGTCGCCAGACCGGGATTTCCTTCGACTTCAATTCGGATTGCAGATCAATCTTGAACGGCTTTAACAGATCCTTGCCGATCTCGTCGATCTTCTTTTTCTTCCATTCGCCGTTCTCATGCACGGCGGAGGAGTCGACCGCGTCCTTGGCCTTGGAGCGCCCGGAGATGACGGCGCGGTGATAATCGACGCCGAACTCCGGCGCATAATCGTCGACGAAGCCCTTGACCAGCAGCGAGCCTGAGGCGCGCACCGAGACTTCTGCGCCGGGGCGAAACGTCCAATCATCCTGAATGAGCTGATTTGGCTCCGCCGCGATGATCGAGAAGGCGCGGACGGCCTGCTGCGCGCCAGCTTCGACCGTCGCTTCCAGCCAGGTCGAATATTGCCGGCCACGCGTTTCGACTGTCACAAACTCGAAAGCCAAAGCCGCTACCTCGCAGCCGCCTCAAACACCGTCGGCATGAAGCATGGCGTCGCGACCCGGTTGCGCTGCGCCAGCTCCAGGCCTCTGTTCGGATCGCCATAGAGCCGATAGGCCAGCACATTCGACGGCAGCGACACGCCGAGCTCGACGATGATCACCGGCGCGAGGTCCGGGATGCGGCTCGACAGATGGCGCGCCGCAAGCCCATAGATGTCGTCGAAGGCCGCGCAGGCCATAGAGCCGAGTTCGGCGTAGACCGAAGTCACCGCGCCGGCCAGTTGGCCGATCTTCGCCCGCGCGGCCTGCGCCGAGGCACGATCGAGATAGTCTGAGACCGCATAGAGCCGCGTGGCGTGCGCCGCGTAGAACACGGCGGCGGCGAGCGGCACAATCGAGACGAGCGGCGAGATACCCCATTGGCCGAGCGAGGCCTGTCGATCCTTCAGCGCCTTGTCGGTCATGTCGACGAGCAGCTGCACCGGATCGCCGCCGGAAGCCTCTGTGACGATCGTATCGAGCGCGCCGCCGAGCGTCGCCAGCGCGCCCGCCGCATCGGCGGAATGGTCGGAGAGATCCGACCGCGCGTCGGCGATCGTCAGCCTGACGTCGCTGTCCTTATTCGCCGGCAACGGCGTTGCGGCGCGGAAACGCTCGATATCGTCGGCGACGACGATCGACGCTTCGCGCATGTCCGCCAGGATGAAATCCGCCTGCGCGGAGGCGACGCCATCGCCCGGAAGGCTCAGCTGAACCGCATTGGCGATGGTCGCCGCAAGCCCCGCGGCCATGAAGGCGAGGCCGGCTTCGCCGAGCCCCAGGGGAGCGGGCGCGAAGGCGCTGCCTTCCTCGACGAAAGTGACCTGAAAGCCGACATAATTGAGCGCCTGCCGGTTCCAGACCGGCCGCCCCTCGATCGCCCGCACGCGCAGCGCGCCGAACATCGGGATGACCAGCATGCCGGC